CGTAAGCTTTGTTGCCCTGAGCCTAAGCACGGTCCTTGTCCCGTTTGTAACTATCCAAATGAGTAAACCTATCTGCAAACACTGTGGCTTAACGCTCCAAGGCACTGACAAAGAGGGCGAGGACATATGCGTTGATTGCCTAAGTGATCTATGCTTTAAACCGAGTGCAATCATTAAAATAGGTTGCATTAAACAAACCGAAGCTGATAACGAACGAGAGCAATCATCGAGCAAAGCGAGTGAATGCGATGAGAGCGAAGCGAACAAGGAGGAAACCGAACAATGTCAATGATAACCCTACTCTGTTTCGTATTCATTGTGATCCTATTCATTTCAATGTTGTATTCCGATTAATAAACCAACCTATAAAAATAACCGATGAAATTAAACCTAACCGAAGAAATAAAAGAAAACATACGTGTCCGTGCGAAAGCACATATCAACTCAACCGATCCATCAACCGACCACTGGGATTCAATAGAGACTCCTGATGGGTTCGTTGACTTTAACATTTGGCAAGACGACGACGAGTGGATTGTAACTTGTTACGACACTTACCATTCAACCGACGATGGTTGCGTACACACTGACACTTCAACCTTTAAACGGATAGCGTTGTAATGAACCGAGAAATAACTTTAGAACCAAGCGTAATGATAGAGGAGTTAATGTACTGGATTCACCAGAATGAGATGGGAGGGGACTGCATTGACCCATCGAATAGGTTTTTCCCTTTGTATCTAGAACTACAGAAACTTCTTGACCACGAGCAACAAAAGAAATACGACCTTTACGTGTCCGTGAATGCGGATGAAACAAAATAACAAGAAAACCGATATGACAACTATAAACTACAAAATCAAAACAGAAAACCGTAACGGCAATCATATTGTCGTGATACCACCTAGTACTGCTGAAAAGATATTCAATGAACGTTGCGTTAATCGTCCGTTACATTTAAGTACTGCTAAAACATACGCAAAAGCGATGAGCGATGGTAAATGGAAGCCGTCTTCTCAAATATCCTTTTGCAACGGAAAACTAGACGACGGACAGCACCGCATGATGGCTTCTATTTTATCTGGTCAACCGTTTGAAGGTACTATGTATTTACACGACGAGCCAGATACTTTTACCGTGTTTGATAGTGGTAAGAAACGAACAAACGCTGATGTTTTAAGTATTAACGGAAAGAAATATGCTAACAGCTTAAGTGCTTGTCTTCAATTACTGGAAAAGATTAACTCAAAAACTGGCTTGCCGAAAGGTATTGGAGGAAACACACGAATAATTGTCCAAGCTTACGAGATCATGGATGTGCTTACTAAGTATCCTGATGTAGAGTATTCCGTGGCACAAGTGCATAACAACCAAAAGTTTTTTAAGTTACCACCTGCATCGACTGCTTCATTACATTATGTTATTCGGAGAGCGTTAAAGAAAAACGACAAACATTTAGCAGATATGTTTATTGTTGATAAGTTATTCAAAGGTTTAGAACTCAAGGAAGATGACCCAGTGTTTGTGTTTAGAAAGCACTTATTAAACTTAAAAAGACTGTGTGCACCCGGTGCTCAAGCTATTACACATCATACATTGTTTATGGGTGGTATTGTGACTTGGAATAAGTGGGTAAAAACTAAAAGCACTAAACTTATACGGATACCTGATGTTACTGTCGTACCTAAAATCTTACTACCATAAACATGAACTACGATGACTGGCTAACTAGCTTCCTCGAATACGAGGACGATGACGACGATTTAACCGAGGAAGAGCGACAAGAACTTAAGGATTTGTACGATGAATGGCATGGTGCAGATCAATACGAAAAAAATGAACGTAACAAACTAGACTAGACTGATGGACGGGCACGAGGACGAGATCGAAGACATAGAAATAGACGAGTCGTTGGCTAAACAAGTGGCGAACGGACTTGACTACTTTTGGTCACAGAATGAGTTGTGTTATGATGCGAACCTGAAGGTTGTTAGAAGTGATCGACCTCGTGTCCGTCCTAAATATTCCTACGATTACGTGAAGAGAGACAAAGCTGATGTCGAAGGGAATTGAGTTCGAGATGAAACGATGGGGACGGGCGACATACCGCCAATTCCAACAGTTCTATAAAGAAAGTGATCGTGGCAGTGAGATGGACAGCAGTAAGCGTATCCTTGGCAAGCTTGCACCTCAGTTAGCACAACCGATTGAAGATTTCTTTAACCGATTTGCCGGAGACGACAGTCCATCGATGCCGTTGTGGCTTTGCTATATTGCAGACTTCCACCCACAAATGGTGGCACACATAGGCTTAAAGGTTTTACTAGACCGTATGTACGCACCCGATAGATTCTTTACAGCACTAGCACGAGAGATAGGTGGTGCGTTTGAAGAAATAGCACGACAACGTGTTGCTGAACAGACCGTACCGAAGAATAAGATGTGGGGTATAAAAGGCACGAAGAGTAAACGATCGAAGATACAACGATTTTACACGGTGGAAAAGAACAACCGACGATTTACGTGTTGGGAAAGACGGCACAAGTTAGCGTTAGGTTCGTGGTTGTTAAATGAAATCAAGACACACACGGGCATCGTTGACTTTCGTATCGAACGGTTTGGCAAGAGACAACGCAAGGACGTGGTTCTGACTCCTGACTTTACTGATTGGGTAAGGCGTTATGACAAGTGGAAAGAGATGTTAGATCCGATGCGTATGGCGTTACCGACAAAACCGAGGGACTGGGTAGATTATTACAACGGAGGGTACGAGACGTTCAACGATCCGTTTGTAATGAACCGACCAAGCAAAGCCAATTACGATTTCTTTTCGATCAATACTATTTATACCGCTTGCAACAATGTCCAACGAGTACCTTGGCAGATCAACAAGAAGATACTGGACGTGGCTCAGAAGTGTTGGGAATTAGAACGAGTGTTTGACTTTCATGAAGTACCACTTCAACCGTACCTTGAGAACGGCCACGAACGACCTGAAGAGTTGAGACAATGGAAGTTTAAACAAGACAAGATTCGTCGCATGAACGAGAGCAACCGTAGCAAAAGGCTACAACACGCCAAGGTCATGCACCTAGCTAAGAAGTACAGCGAGTGGGATGAGGTGTACTTTCCTGCTCGTATTGATTATCGTGGTCGTGTTTATTATATGCCCGCTTACCTGCACCCACAAGGTTCTGATCTAGCTAGAGCTTTGTTGCAATTCGCTGATGGTCAACAGGTTATGGATGAGGAGGACGCTGAAAGACTACTGGTTCACGGAGCTAACGCTTGGGGTATAAAGGGCACCCTGATGGAACGAGTAGCGTGGGTAGGATCACATAAGAATGATATACTAGAGTGTGCTACTGATCCGATGACGAACGACTGGTGGATGGAAGCGAGTGAACCGTTTGGTTTTCTTGCGTTTTGTCTTGAGTATCAACAGTTTACGAAAGAAGGATACGGTTACGTGTCTCACTTTCCGGTACGTATGGATTGTAGTAACAACGGTATGCAGATATTACACCTTTTATTACGGGATACACGTCACGCCAAGCACTGCAACCTAGTACCTGACCAACCACCGGGTGACATGTACCAGTACATAGCTGACCTTGTGTACGAACGGTTAAAGGAGCAGTCAAAGGACAGTTATATAGCATCTGAATGGTTCAAGTACGGAGTGACGCGAGCCATGGCTAAGGCGGCAGTGATGAACAAACCATACGGTCAGTCGTTCTATCAAGTCATGTCACGGTTTCTTACTATAATTGGAGACAACCATCCGTTTCAAGTGGGTGAGGACATAGACGCTATCAACTATCTAACCGAACAGTTCAATACGGTAGCACGTGAGCAACTGGAGAGTGTTGTCCGTATCCAACAGTTCTTGCGTGGTTGTGCCAATGCGATAGGTAACAAGGTGTTTGAATGGACGACACCATCAGGCTTTAAGATCATTCAAGGATTGACTAAGAGTAAGAAATCAAAAGTAAGAACTATCACGGGAAGTATTACTACGTGGTTAGACTTTGATTTAGAAACAGATGAGATCGATCCCAAAGCACAACGTCGTTCTGTTACTGCTAACTTTATCCACGGTATAGATGCAGCTGTCGTCCATCGTTTAGCATACGACATGAAGTTTGATATGGGTTTTGTTCACGATTGCTTTATATGCCACGCAGCCAACGCCCGGAAGGTACACCAAGATGTACGAAAAACCTACAAAAATTTCTTTTCAATTGACTTACTAGCCGAGTTCAGATGTGAGTTATTGAATCAACACCCGACAGCTAAACTGCCCGAACTGCCTGAACTTGGTGACCTAGATGTCACCGCAATAGATCGAGCCATGTATCTGCTGTCATAACACCGATAAAAACACTAAGACAAATATGAAAACAGAAACATTAAATCAGTTATTTCAAATGAGGGATAAAGCTCAATATAACTTGAATAATTATGACGGTATATGGGAAGAGATCAGAGATTACATTCCTTTAAAACCGGGTGCAAAATACAGGATAAGAGATAAGATACAATATCTATACAAAGCACAACGTTATGTCTTTAATGATGTTACAAAGATTATAACAACTGAATGTGGTGAATCATGCGACGACCAAGATGCCGAAGCCACACTAGAACTATCCACCGTAGAAGTATAACAGCATAAACACTAAGAGAAATATGAGTATACAAGCAAGAAAGAAACACGATGTAATAAAAGTAAAAGGTACAGCTAAATACTGCCACCTGAACGAACCCAACAAACGGTTTGAGCCTGAGTTTGGTACGTACAGTTGTGATCTAGTTATAGATAAAGACCAAGCTGATCTGTTAAAGAACACGATACGTCCGTTGTACGAAGAGGAGTTGAAGACTGTGCAAGAAGAGAACGCTGGTAAAAAGATTGAACAGAAAGAGTTCCCGATCAAAGAAGAGGACGGTGCTTTTGTTGTTAAGTCTAAATTAAAAGCTGGAGGCAGACGCAAGGACGGTAGTATTTACAGTCTATCGATTGCTTTGTTTGATTCCAAAGGTCAACCGTTACCTGAAGATGTTAAAGTGTGGGGTGGTAGTAAAGTAAACATGGCATTTCGTCCAAGGTTTTGGTACACACCGATGGCAGGGTTTGGTGTATCGTTTGAGCTGCAAGCTGTTCAAGTAATAGAACTACAGAACGGAGGCGTAAGTGGTGTGGCTGCTGATGCTTTCGGATTTACTACTGAAGAAGAAGGATACGTTAATGGCGGTGAAAACCTAGACACTACATTCGATGCGGAACAAACGGACGAAACCGAAGTCACAGCGAACTTCTAATAATCGTTATCGTTCCGGATTTGAATCGAAATTAGCACATCAACTGAAACGTAGTGGCGTTGAGTTCAAGTACGAGACGTTAACTATTGAATATCAGAAGGTTAGTACATACACTCCCGACTTCATACTACCCAACGGCATCATCATAGAAGCCAAGGGAGTATGGACGGTGGAGGACAGGACAAAGCACTTGTTGGTACGCGAGCAACACCCACACTTAGATATACGCATGGTGTTTCAACGAGCGAGTAACAAGATCAATAAGAAGTCTAAGACAACGTATGCAATGTGGTGCGAAAAGAAGGGAATTAAATATGCAGATAAAGTTATACCGAAGTCATGGCTTTCACAAAAACGCATGAACCATGCCCAAAGTGTGGGAGTAGTGACGCTCTCTCCACCAACGATGACGGAAGCACCTATTGTTTCAGTTGCCAAGATTATAGTGGAGGACGAGGAAAAGCAATGAGTGAATCAACACCGAGAGAGTTTCTTACTGGCGAACCCAAAGCAATACCACGACGCAATCTAACACAGGAAACATGTCGTAAGTGGGGCTACTGGGTTGGTCGTTTGAATGGTGAAGACGTTCAGATAGCTAACTATAAGACACGAGACGGCAAGCCTGTCGCTCAGAAGATAAGATATGCCAACAAGAACTTCAGTGTTCGTGGTGAGTTGATTGGCTTGTACGGTCAGCACCTATGGAAAGAGGGAGGTCGTCGTGTTGTTGTAGTCGAGGGAGAGATCGATGCGTTGTCCGCTAGTCAAGCTATGGATAACAGATGGCCAGTGGTCAGCGTACCGAACGGGGCAAGTGCTGCAAAGAAACACGTGGCCCAAGCTATCGACTGGTTGGAACGGTTCGAGAAGGTGGTGTTCTGTTTTGATATGGATGATGTCGGACGCAAGGGAGCAGCTGAATGTGCAGCACTCCTGACACCCGGCAAAGCACACATCGCAGAGCTACCACTGAAAGACCCGTCTGATATGCTGACAGGTGGCAAGTCGAAAGAGTTAGTCAGTTGTTTATATGAAGCAAGAGAGTACAGACCTGACGGAATCGTAAACGGTAAGGACTTGTGGGAGTTAGTAAGTAACACTGAGGAACACAAAGCAGTGCCGTATCCGTACTATAGTTTAAATGAGTTAACCCACGGCATGAGACTAGGAGAATTAGTTACGGTATGCGCGGGTAGTGGAATAGGAAAGTCTCTATTCTGTCGTGAGGTTGCTCATCACCTGCTAGGTCTTGGCGAGACGGTAGGTTATATAGCACTGGAGGAATCCGTCAGGCGTACAGCTCTTGGTATCATGGGCATCCATCTGAACAAACCACTGCACTTAGAAGACGAACAACTAGACACGGAAGCGTTACGTCCTGCGTTTGAAGAGACGGTAGGGAATGGAAAGTTCTACACCTACGATCACTTCGGAAGTATGGACAGTGACAACTTGTTGGGTAAGATTCGTTATCTGATAAAAGGATTCGATTGTAAATGGATATTCTTGGATCACCTATCGATTGTTGTCAGTGGTATAGCGGGGGACGACGAACGACGATTGATTGATAACACGATGACCAAGCTACGTAGTCTTGTTGAAGAGACAGGGTGTGGCATGGTGTTGGTCAGTCACTTGAAGCGAGTCGATAGCGGTCACGAAGAAGGAGGACGAGTAAGTCTACACCATCTGAGAGGCAGTCAGGCTATAGCACAACTGTCGGACATGGTGATAGGACTGGAACGTAACCAACAAGCTGAGACTACAAGCAATGAAACCCGTGTTCGTGTGTTAAAGAATAGATTCAGCGGACAGACAGGACATTGCACCACACTAAATTATGACACAGAAACCGGACGATACACAGAAGATAAGAACGTCTTCGAAGATACAACAACAACTAACAACCCATTCTAAATGAAAACTAATATTACTAAAAAACAATTTTTTACAATTCTTAACGCAGCTGAGCTTATGGAGGCTACGGCTAACTCGGATATCGCTTCAGGTGATTTTCTAGACCCTTCAGATTTATTAGATACAGCATTGGCACTGAGAACTGTGGCGCACGATTTACTACCTGACGACGAAGAAGAACCCACACATGAAACTTTTGGCTTTACCCCGGAGGTAGGACCATGAAAACACTATTCTTTGATATAGAAACAAATGCGATAGAGGACTGGTCGAACTTGACAGATCTTGACACGGTTCACTGTCTATCTATCTACGATCCTACCACACCCAAGATGATAACGTATCACGGTGCTGGCATACGAAACGGACTAAATGAGTTAGCTAAGGCAGATCATATCGTCGGACACAACGTCCTTGGTTTTGATATACCTGCTCTTGGTAAACTGTACAGCTTCCATCCACCGCTTGTTAAAGTATTGGACACGATGGTCATGGCTAGGTGTATAGTACCTGATGTACGCAACGACGACTTCTTACGACATAAGTTTGATAAGACTTTAATAGGTAGTCACTCGTTAAAGGCATGGGGGTTACGGTTAGACAAACTAACCAAGCTATCATACGGAGAGGAAGACGGTGCGTTTGACAGTTACAACGAGGACATGAGGAAATACTGTGAGCGGGATACAATCGTAACACAGCTGCTGTATGATTATCTGATGAGTAGTAAACCCAGTAGTCAGATGTTAGGAATCGAGCACTGGTTTGCGTACCTGATGAGGCTACAAGAGAAGCAAGGGTTTGCGTTTGACATCGAGAAAGCGGAGAAACTGGAGATGAAACTTGCTAGTGTTCGTGCTGATCTACTGGATAAACTACAGAAAGAGTTTCCATCCAAGCAAGAGGAGATGAAGACACCAAGTGGTTGGTCGTTAGAG